GAGCCGATAGCCGGCCGCAAGTGGCAGCTTCTGCGCGATCTCTCATGGGAGGTCGGGAAGGAGGGTTCCGGACTCGTCTATACGGTCCGGTCCGGCTTCATCACCGATCTCGCGACCATTCCGGGGATCGTGCGCTGGTGGCTAAATCCGGCCGACGCGCGCTTTGCCAAGGCGGCCATCATCCACGACTGCATGCTCGACGATCTCGAGTGGTCACGCTGGACGGCGGCGGCCGAGTTCAGGGAGGCGCTGAAGGCCGGCGGAGTGTCGAGCATCAAGGCGACCATCATGGGCCTTGCCGTGCTCGGCTGGACCGCGTGGCTGGACGTCAAGGGACGCCGCAAAAACTGATCTTCCGAAAATCCGAGCCGCCCATGCCTGACGCAGTCACCGTCAGAACGATCCTCCTTGCCCTTATCGTGGGCATTGTGATCGCGCTCGTCTCGCCGGTGTCGATTGCTCTCTCCTATGCCGAGACGTGCCTCGCCTCCTGGTACCAGCGTGGCGCGCGGACGGCCAATGGCGAGTGGTTCCGACCGGACGGGCTGACAGCGGCGCATAGGAGCCTGCCGTTCGGCACGCGGCTCAAGGTGCGATGGCATGGGCGGACTGTCGTGGTGCGCATCAATGACAGGGGACCGGCGCGCTGGACCGGCCGCTGCATCGACCTCTCGCGCGGGAGTGCCCGGGCGCTCGGCATGATCGGCGCCGGCGAGGGGCGCGTGACGATCGAGAGGGTGGGAGGCTCGAAATGACCGTCATCAACGAATGGAGGCTGTTCCTGCGCCATGCGTGGTCGGTACGGCTCACGGCGATGGCTGTGATTGCCGCGCTCCTGTCCGGCGCAGCCTACGCCTATCCGTTTCTCGACGGATATCTGCCGATCCAGCCATGGGCTTTCGCACTGGTAGGGGCTGTCCTCCAATCAGCATCCGTCATCGTCTCGAATATTGAGCAGAGGGAATTGCGATGATCCCGCGTCCTCCTGACCCGCGCGGCCGCAAACTCATCGGCGCGACGCTTGCACTGGCGATCGCCACGGTCGGTGGCTTCGAAGGCGTGCGGTATGTGGCCTATCGCGATTCCGTGGGCATCCCGACCATCTGCTACGGCGAGACGCGCGGCGTCCATATGGGCGATCGTGCATCGGCGGCAGAGTGTAAACGGCAGTTCACGGCGGCGCTCGGGGATTTTGCCTCCCGCATGAACGCCTGCCTGGTCGATCCGGCCTCCATCCCGGACAAGTCCTATGTCGCCTTTCTGAGCCTCGCCTACAACATCGGCACCGGTGCCTTCTGCCGATCCTCTGTTGCCCGGGATGTCAATTCCGGGCGGCTGGCGAAGGCCTGTGACGACGTCCTGCTTTACGACCATGCCGGGGGCAGGAGGCTTGCCGGGCTGACGATCCGCCGGCGCAAGGAACGCGCCCTGTGCATGCTCGGGATTGGAGGCTGAGATGGCGGAAGTCAAGACTGTGCCGGTGAAGGCGCAGAGGTTCGACGACATCGACGACGTCGACAAGCAATCGGGCGCCTTTAAATACTTCAAGGCTGGCGACCGCTATCCGGCCGGCATGATCTATTCATGTCCGTGCGGGTGTGGTGCGCGCGGCGCTCTTCGCTTCCGGCCGGCTGAACCCGCGCATCCAAGTTGGGAGTGGGACGGCAACATGGAAGCCCCGACCCTGTCCCCTTCCGTCCATCATGTCGGCCACTGGCACGGGTGGTTGCAGGGCGGCGTCTGGAAGTCCTGCTGACATGCGCGCCGATCACCTATGTGCCGCCGCTTTCATCGTCTTCATGCTGCTCGCCATGACGGCCATGGCCTTTATCGGGCCGTGGGTAAACGCGGCGCTGTCTGACGCGCCTTGGCTTTGATTTCTGGAGATATCGCCAATGGGCATCCTCGTCTCATGGATCGCATCACTGCTCATCGGCCGCCTCTCCGATCGCTTCAAACCCTATGCGACGTGGATCGCTGAGGCCGCCGTCATCCTCGCGCTGATCCTCTCCGTCGCGCTCGCCGGCTATGTCTGGCTCAAGGTCCACGACCGCAACCTCCTGAAATCCTACGTCGCCCAGGAGCAATACGCCGCGCTGGTGGCGCAGAAGGCCAAGGCGGAGCATGACCGGCAGATCGCCCAGGACGCGCTCAACGCGTATCGCAAGGCGGCAGAGGCGGATCAGATCGCCCGCGAGCAACAGGATGCGATCGACCAACAGGCGGCAGACGAACACGCCCGCAAATGCAAGGTGGCGGGCAACTGCTATCCGCTCACCGCCGAGGATTGGGACTACATCGAGGGGAGGGGGAAATGACCCGCGCACTCGTCATCGCGCTCCTGTGCCTGTCCATGGCCGGATGCGCCAGCCTCAACCGGCAACTAACAGACGCGTCCGCACAGAAGGCCGTGGCTGAGGCGTCGACCGCGCTGCCCGACCTTCCGGCCGAATGCTACCGCGACACGCCGCACGCGCCACGAACGGTCGGCATCGCCGCCGACGATGCTCTAAAGGCTGAGCGGCACCGCACCGATTGGGCGAACGCCTCCAAGCGCCGCTGTGTGGCTGTCTATACCGATCTCCAGCGGGCTCACGGCCCACACTGAAATACGCAACTGAAGGGCGGGCGGGGACATTATGCCTTTGAAGGATCTTGGCGACATGAGTTCTGACCAGCAACTCGGGGCCCTCATCGTCATGGTCCAGCAGCAGACCGCCGCCCTCGACGAAATCAAGGCGACGCTCATCCGCTCGGACCAGTCCCGGTCAAAGATGCATGAGGCGATCGAATCGGTCGTGCGCGGACAGGACATGCTGAAGCTCGAATTCGTCCACGCCAAGGAGATCGCCGAACACCGCCACACTGCCCATGACATGCGCATCGCCGCACTGGAAACGACATCGGACGGCGTGAAGATGCTGAGAGCAAAGGCGGCTGGTGCGGGTTTGCTGGGCCGCTTCCTGATCGGCATCGGCGGCACTCTTCTGGGCGCCATTACGACCGCATACGGGCTATGGCACACGCTGTTCGGGATCGGCCCCCCGAAATAGGAATTCCGGTTCGTCCCGGATGCGCGCCGGCCGCCTGCCGGCAAATCTGATGCTCAGTCACCCCGCCGGCCGAAAGGTCGCGCGGGGCTTTTTTGCGTTTTGGAGGCGCGTCTCGTATAGGACGCGTCCATGCAGACGATCCAATGGGAAATCGACAACGGCTATCAGATCGGTGCCCATTGCGGCAATCCGGACTGCCGGCACTATGGCCTCCTAGACCTGCACAAGCTCGGGCGTCGGCTCGGCTATGATCATTCCGCCATGCGGGACGAGCTGGTGCCGCACCTGCGCTGCCCGAGGTGCGGGAGCAAGGATATCGCGATCACGATCTCGGCCGTCAATACGGGCCCGCGGTGATCGCTTGAATCGTGGAAAAGGCGTGGAACGGGCCGACGATCTGTTCAACCCATTGAATTCGTTGAGGCAGGCGACGCCTTCACACGGGAGGGGTCACAGGTTCAATCCCTGTCGCGCCCACCATTTAACACCATGATTTGCTTATCATAATCTGCATTGCGGCTTTCGGCCTCTTCGGCACGGGACGGCGAACATCGGCAGAACATGGCATTGTAAAACGTGGAAAACGCGTGGAATGAATCTCGTTTTGTTCACGCGGCCATGCGTGACTCGCCGACCTGCGCAAAAGCGCAAACTGACCAATCTGCTTGCCGGATGGATGTCGGGGCGGAGGCCGCTTCAGCGAGCGCGGCGGCGCGCCTTGGTCGGCGTCGGCAGAAGGTTTGCCTTGCGGGCTTCCTCGCTGACGACGACGTGCTCATAGCGGGCGGCGGAGGCGGCATCGCGCCATGCGCCCGTCGCCATCAGGCCGCGCGTGTCGAGCCGGCCATAGCGGCGCATCCACGTCGCCCAGGTGTGGCGCAGCGTGTGGAAGGTGACGAAGGCGACATCCGCGCCGGCCTTTTCCTTCGCCTCGCGCATCAAGGTGTAAAGCCGGCCGCACTTGACGAAGCGGAAGACCTTCGAACGGCCGCGATCTAGGCCGCGCGGATGGTTGGCAAGCTCTGCCACCAGGAACGGCGGCAGATGAATGCCGCGCGGATCGTCGTTCTTCGTCTCGGCGAGATAGGCAAAGGCCTCGCCGATCGTCAGCCGGTCGCAGGTGAGCTTGAGCGCCTCGCCAACGCGACAGCCGGTATAGAGCAGGAAGGCGAGGAAGATGCCGAATTCGGGATCGGCTGCCTTGGCGACGGCCATGAGCCGGAATGCCTGCTCGGGCTGCATCCAGTCGACCCGCGCCTTGCCGCGCCAGCCCTTCGGCCGGCGGATCTTGAAATCGAAGCCGGCATGCTTGAGCACTGCGGACGCCGGCGTATAGACCTGCCGGTTGCGCGTCATCGGCGTGGCGTTGGGATAGAGCGCGATGGCGGCGGCATCGATCTCGGCCTGGCGGATCTCCGCGCAAGGCTTGTCGCCGAAATGGGGAATGAGGCCGGACGCCCATTTGCCTGCCGCCGCGTCGAACCGCCCGAGGAACGGATCGGGCCCGGTCGCCTCCATATAGGCGACAGCGGCTTCGACGAAACTCGGCCCGACCGGGGCATCGGCGGTTATCGGGGCGGCAGTGCGACCACGTTCGATTTCACGCTCTCGGACCTTGAGGATCCTTCGCGCGAGGGCTTCGTCAGGAGTGCCTGTGCTTTCGTCCAGGCGGACGCCGAGATAGGTGCCGCGGATCGTCC